CAAGTGGCTAATTGCAAACGTCCGCAAGTTCGGTTTTAGTTGGGAAGTAGTTCCAGAAGAACCGTGGCACCTACGGTACACCGAGGGCGACAATCCGCCGCCAGCAGTATTGGAATGGATGGCGAAGAACAATGTGCAGAGGCCATCGGGCGCTCCAGTCACATCACCGGGTGCTCCGACAGTCAATCTTGCCGTTGCTCCACCGACCAGCGCACATAAGGATGACGGTGGCGACCTCGACCCGGGCGACAGCGGCCCGAGGGTAACGAAGTTGCAGGAGGAGCTTGCTGAGCGCGGTTTCTACAAGGCCACGCCAGACGGACAGTTCGGTCCAAAGACAGAAGAGGCTGTCATTGCTTTCAAGAAGTCCAAAGGGTATGGCGAGGGTCCGAAAGCGGGCAAGCGTGTTCTCGATGATTTAGGGATAGGGCTATAGTGACATGAATGACGCAATTGTTGTTGCCATAATTACCGGTTGTTTTGCTATTCTCGTCGCGCTTGTCCAAAAGGGCAGGAAAGAAAACGTTCGTGACCACGGATACGTTGTTGAGCGCTTGGATGCACTTCATAACGATATTCAATACGTTGACGAAGACCTAGGAATCATAGAGGCAAAAATCGATGGACACATCAATGACCATGTTGTTGGAAATATTGGCGAGAGAAAATATAAAAGAAAAAGTAAGAGCCGCACATGAAGACTTTCGAGAATTTAAAACAAATCATTCTGCGTATCATCGCGGTCTTCGCATCAAACGCACTTGGGGTGATAGGCGCCGGAGCCATAGCTGGGATTCCCCTTTGGAAGGCATGTTTCGTCGCCGGCATAGGTGGAGTAGCCACCGTTGTTGAAAAACTCGCTCGCGCTTACATGGACGATGGAAAATTGACCGTTGCGGAAATAGACGGAATTTTTGGTGGCGCAAAAGCAGAGATTGAACAAAAACTCGCAGCCATTGAAGAAGCAAAAAAAACGAAAGCTTCCCCAACCGCTTAATTACGCGAACACTTGATTCGTTGTGGTTATTTAATTTATTGTGTGCTACCGTTTGTTATCCCCTGTTTGTCCGAGGACGTATATCAAATTTGAAATTTAGCCAAATATGAGTAAACAAGAACAAAAAGAACAGATTTGGCACAATGATGGGCATGAAATAATTCTTAGAATCAACAGGGCAGATATGGAAATTTTGTCCGTATTTTGCCCACATGAAGAAAATCCAGAAGCAGAATGCAAGAACAAGCTCGGTGAATGTGCAGTTTCTGCTTTCATTTTGCGATACGGCATGGACTGCAATGCTGGAATGTGTGATGCTCACACCCCAATGAAAATTTGTTGGACACTAATTGGTGATAAAGACTCACTCGATGAGTGTCAGGTTTGGTTTATGCCAACGCAAGACCATGTGTTTTCTGCTTGGCTGAAAAGCACCGAAGACTAAACTTCATCTTCCCAACTGAGGGGAGATTTGCGTTTGTCTGCCTTACGTTTTTCAAGCTGAAAAACTGTCAAAGTGTTGCCGTACCACCCAAATATTTTTCTTGTTTTCAAACCAAAATCCGTGATTTGCCATCTACCTGACGAGACCTCTTCAACGCAATTCTGTTTTATCAAAACATTTATTTTTCTTTTTGTATCAGAGGAACTGTCCAATCTCCCAGACAAAACATACATGGCATCTGAAATCGAAAATGTTTTTTCCTTAAATCTGGACTTCATTGCCGCATAACAAAGCAATGAATATGACGCAGAACCATACTGAATTTTTGTTCCGGTCAGCTCTTCGGTGCTTTGATGAATTTCGTGGTGTTTGTATTTGTGGTAATCCTTCTTACGGGATTGGTCTGAGCGCTTTGTTGTCATAGTTATTTAATGTTATTAGAAAAGGTCCCCATTTCCAACCTCGCTATCAACCCCCTCCAGGGCCTTTACGGCCCCCAAAACATGCTGTATATCTTGCTGTTCTTTTATGAGTTTCTTATTTAATTTGTAGACATTTCTGCGATTGACTTTTGTCTTTGTAATTAGCCCGCCCTCTATCAAATACTTAACCGTTTTATCTATCATCGTTTCACTGAGGTCCAGATAAACCGATATTGCTCGGAGCGTCATTGTTGGGTCTTCGATTATCGCCACAAGAACTCTTCCGGCTGTTGAAAGAAGATTTACGTCCGAATCACGATGGTAACGAAAAAGTTTTTGTTTATCTAGCGTCTTTAATATTTCTTCTACTCTATCGTCTTCGATTCCAGCAGACGATATTGCATGCTCAAGAGCTTTTTTAATATTATCCGGTTTTTGGTTTTTCACGACATACCCACATCAGTGTAGTTCGATGGTGTATTATCTCTGTGGGCGACATCGCGGGCGACAATGAAAATCACAAAAGAAAAGGATGTCATACCAAATGAACAATAGCAGGTCGAAATGATGCTAAAAGATTCACTTACGAATTTGTTGGGTTCTCAAAATTTGACCAAAGAATGCAAATTTGGAAAATTATTGAAATCACTAGACAAAGAAACTGCGGCCTTGCTGATTAGTGCAATGAGCAGTGAAAGCTCGACCATGGACATAATGAGGGCACTGCGTTCAGAGGGTCACACATTCAGCAGAGAATATTTGGGACAAAAGAGAAATTGTTTTAAAGATATTGAATCTGCAAAATCTTGTTGTGTCATTGAAATAATGAAAACCCTAAATGCATATCCGACAGAAAGCACAAACGACGATGAGTAAAGAAGTCAACAACCTTGGTGGCAAATTGAAATCAATCACGGAAGATTCCGCAAAGAACGAGTCGACAAAAAAGACAATCAATGCGATTGCTGAAATGCTGGCAAGAAAGGGAATAGACCTATCAGAAATAGGAAAGGTAAACAAGGTATCCGTATACCAGCAAGTAACAAAAGATGAAGTTGGTGAATTCGTCGTACACGACCTTCAAGCTATCCAATTTTCCCCCAAGTGGGAAGACGGTCCGGAATGGCCTGTTATTGAAAAGGGACCTCGCGTACAATTACAAAAGTCAAAGACAAAAGTAACCCGCCCCAAGGGGTGGGAAGAGGCAATAGTCATCCCTGATATACAAATCGGATTTTATAAAAAAGATAACGAATCCAATGAACTTGAGCCGATTCATGATGAAAAAGCGATTTCGGTTGCCCTACAGCTGATTGAAGATATTAATCCAAATCAGGTTGTCATGGTCGGCGACAACCTTGATTTCGCTGAATTTGGCAAGTTTTTGACTGCTGCTCCGTTCAAACAGCTTGTTCAAGCCGCAGTGGACAGGGCAACGATGCTTTGTGCGCAAATTCGCTCCGCTGCTCCAAATGCAAAAATCTCATGGATTGCCGGCAACCACGAAGCGCGCATGGCTCGCTACATTCAGACCAACGCTGAAGCAGCCTTTGGAATCACGAGGGGCAAATTGTCAACTGAACTCCGAGAAAAATGGCCAGTTCTTTCTGTTCCGTATCTCTGCAGAATGGATGAATACGACATCAAATACATTTCTGGATATCCGGAATCTTATGTTGCTCTCAACGAGAACATCATGGTTATCCACGGGCACAAAGTTACGTCGAATGGTTCCACCACAACCAAGTATTTGAACGATGCCCACGTCTCAGTGATATACGGACACATACACCGAGCGGAGTATGCCTACCGAACAAGACTTTCCAAGAATGGTCCGCGAACGGTGATGGCCGCAAGCCCTGGATGTCTGTGTCGAATCGACGGCGCAGTTCCTTCCACGAAGTCTGGAGCCGACGAATTCGGTCGACCAATGCTGATGGGGGCAGAGAACTGGCAACAGGGATTGGCTGTGGTTCAATACCAACCGCCGGGAATTGGCAATGAGTGGTTCAACTACGAGCCGATGTGGATATACAACGGTCGAGGTTTTTTCAGGGGAAAGGAGTACGCTGCTAAATGAACGAACAGGAAGAATACGGCATGGAAGAACTTGCAAAAGATATTGAATTTTTGAGAAAGAACAATCTCATTGAAGTTGTCGGTATCAATCAAGACGGTGAATGGTTGTATTCGTTGACAAAGGAAATCAAAGATAAAGTTGATTCGTCCAACGAAAGCCTGTGGGAAGTGGTTCATCAATTGGTCACCGAAGCAGAGATACTCAATATAAACGAAGAGTAATCAATGACAACAATTATTGGTATTCAGGGTGACGGGTTCTGTATAGCAGCATCCGATTCAAGACTTTCCGAGACAGAAGCTGACTCAAATTTGATATCGCAAATTGTCGGTCTACGGGAAAGCAATGGCAAATTAGCCGCAAATGGCAAATTCATTCTTGGTGCTGCTGGGGATTTACGGGCAATAAACATACTGCATCATGCGTTCAAACCACCAGAACCGGCACCAAACCTCAAAGGAAAGAAGCTTGACCAGTTCATGACGGTTAAATTTATCCCTGCGTTAAGGGAGTGTTTTGAACATAATGGCTACGCTTCACCAGACAATGACCAGAAGGAACACATAGCAGAGCATTCATCAACCGTCTTTGTCGCAATTAATGGACAAATTTATATAATCGATGGTGACTACTCTTGGGTATCTGATTCCAACGGAATGTTTGCGATTGGAACTGGTGCCCAATATGCGCTTGGCGCAATGTATGCCTTGTTACCCAACAAGGGGAAAATCTCATCTTTGGGTCTTGCACGTAAAATGGTCCTGAAGGGCTTGGCTGCTGCTGCCAAGTTTGACCCGTATACCGGCGCTCCGTATCACACATACATGCAGGGCAAAGACAAAGAAAAAGCCAAATGACCGACTCACTGTTTCCGGAGTCAAGTAAAACAAATCAACGGGCAAAGAAAAAGCGCGGCCCGAATGCTCAATCACGTTCCCAAAGAGAAGCCTCCAGCACTGTCGCCAAAGAATCAAAAGACGAAGTTTTTGAATACTGGAGACAGCGCCACAACAAGAGAGTTGCAATTATGGACCCCAAGCGTGATGCCAGAATCGGTTGGGCAATCAAGAACTACGGTGTAAAGAAATGCAAGGATGCAATTGATGGGTGTTTGGTTTCGGACTGGCATATGGGTAAGAATCCGAACGGCAAGAAGTACAACGATATAAATAACATCTTTTGCGATGCCCAGCACGTCGAAATGTTTTTGGATAAATTAGAAAAAGCGTCAGGTAAAACAGCTAAGCAAGAATGGATTGAGGAACAATGAGCGAAGAAAAGATGTCAGTATTTCTTTTAATTACTGCTGCTGGATTCATCATCTCGGTTCTTATTCTGAGCATTATTTACCAATAGTCCGGAATCAACGCGCGGCTATTTAAAGAACGCCACGGCTAGCAAAGACTAGATACACCACTACAGCTAGAACACTCTTGTCTATGTAGAGAGAGAAGTATTTGGTTAATAGTTTCATAAGCACCTCCTATATATAGCCCACTTTGTTTGTTCTATACATAGTGCCGACACTTGTTTCTATCGCATTCGGGATATGCAGGAATACCGTTTCGGGTTTTTACTCAGCCAACCTAACCACAAGGCATGCTTGCTCTTGACGAGTCTTAATTACAACAAAAGAACGTAAAGCAATATGGCGAATGTGCTCAGCAAGCATTCTTCCTTCGTATGGCGACCATGTGGGAATTCTTATTTCATTAACCTTTCCCGCTATGAGGCTGTCAATGAGGTCTTCTGATTCTAGTTTCTGAAAAATTCTTGACCTGAGAAGTATCTTCATCGTTTAACTCTCCATTTTTTGATTATGGAAATACTAGTACTTTGAGAACCACTTGACCACCTAGTGCTTGTTTGTGTGAACAATAATTAGTTATGGCGAGAAGAAAAGAGTCTTTTTGCTGAGGTGAGATATGTCAAGCAAAAAGAAAATTGTAAAATCAAAATTGCCAAAAAAAGATTCTGTAGCAACTCCAAAACTTGATATACCAAAAAAAGAGTGGTTTAAACACGCAGCCTGTAAGGGAAAGACCGAACTAATGTTTCCCAAACAACATAAGGATATTACCTATATCCCACAAGCAAGAGCCATCTGTAAAGGGTGTACCGTTCGAGAACACTGTTTAGAGTACGCACTCGAGTTTCCGCCTGCCGATATGCACGGAGTTTGGGCAGGGTTGACCAGCAGACAGCTAGCAGCAGAACAAAGAAGAAGGAAAATAAAACCGACTAGGCCCACTTTGGCTCAAATGTGGGGGGCATAAAACCCCAAAAATGCGGGGGGGTCCGGGGGGTTTTGATTTTTTTCGCAAATTGTAATTACTAATTACATTTTTTACACATACAATTATTGGTACATCTATTTACACGTACAATTATTGGTACATTACTCTATTCTCAGATTACAAGTCTCACAAAATTTCATAGAATCTATTTCCACAATTTTTTTTATACAATCTTTTTGTCCGCAAGGCTCCAATAGTTTTTCTCCCCGCAAGTATGCAGCAATTGATTCTTCTTTTGTTGGCAATGAATATTGCGCTGTACCCGGAGATGGTACACCCTTTTGTAAACGAATGAACTCATATACAGCAAATGAAATCAATTCATTTACTGAAATGTTTTTTTCTCTGGCGTAATCTATTATTTGATTTTTTAGTTGTCCCTTTACGCGCAGGCCCAGTACGTGCCAGCGATTAGGGAAGCGAGTCTTTTCGCTTTTACGAGCCATCGCGCTCAACCAACGCCTGTATGTAGGCGGTGAGCGTTAGGTCAACAGCAGAAGATTGTTTTATTAGTTTCTCTTTGAATTCTTTTGTTACCCGAAGGGTAAGCGTCACCACTGGTTTTTCGGGGATGCTGACCGGTCTGCCTGGATTCCTTTTCACATACTCGAATTTAGTCGAGAACGAATGTTCTTATTGCAACAACTACCAATCCGATTACCAGTAAACGATTAATGAAAGAAAGTTTGGAATAAGCAATACGGAAAATAATATAGGCACCAATTAATATCTGAATCACTTCACTGCTGGTGTAGTTCATAACGACTTTGGTTCATACAGCGTTTCCAAGAAACGCGTAAGGGTTGCTTCGTATACCCGACAGAATGCCTCCCGGTCAGAGTTGGTGTGCATACCCAGGGCTGCTTCACCTAGTTGCTTTATTGTTTCGGCTAATGGTTGCTGTAGGTTCTCAGCCGTTCGTACACCAGAATTAACATCTCTCATTAGAGAAACAAATTTACCCCAAGCAATAAGGGCGTCATCGAATACGGGTATTTGATTTGCCATATTTATTGCAGTGCGTCGTATCTCTCCGGGTCGGGGGAGATACTGGGCATTCACAGCTAGGCGTAGGAATGCCCTCTTGGCTACCTCGTATTCCAGGTCATGGGTTAGCTCATACCAGGCGCTATATAGGGTCTTGAGTTTCTCCTCATCGCCGGGCAGGTTTTGGTTGTACGTGGCGAATGCTTGCTCAACTAGCTTTACGAGTTCGGCGCGCGTCATGCTGGCCCATGATACCCCAGTCTTCCACCACCGTCAAACAAATTTAGCCAAAGTTGTCAGGACGGCCTAACAGGGTATGCAAAAAAATCGAAAAATTAAAAACAAGAATTTGAATTTTTTGCTTCCTAACGTAAGGTTTAGTTTCGTATTTAATTCCACGTAATTTAACTTACGTAAAGCAAACATATGTTCGCCCCTCCTTTGGAGGGGGTGTGGGGGAACCTTTAAAATTTCCCACTTTTTTGGATGGGCACGCCGGTGGAAGCCCACCCCTTTTCGGGTGAGTTCTGGCCGACGGCAAAGCTTTGTGAATTTTCCAAAATTTTGGTGTTGTCATCCCGGAACACCGGGAGGTATCAACCCGGGATGCCAACGCATCGAAATGTAGCAGGTCTTCCACCACCGTCAAGGTACCCCCATCGAAAACTTATCCCACCCCGGCCGGAAAGAAACAATAAAAAATGAAAATTTTAAAAGAGTTGCACACCGGAGCGCGCTTTGCGTGCTAATTTAGCGGGGCTGCTTTTGAAAACCCGGCGGGCGTATAGGAAGCAGTAGAGGGAGTCCCCTCCCTCCTGGGGTTAATTTTCCTTTACGGAGTTTTCCGATGGGAAGTCGCAGCGGTAGTAGGTGGCCCTGCACTTTCCCTCCTTGGTCGGACAATTCCCCTCAGGACTGGAGGGGCCCCTCTGTTTTTTTATTCTTCTTTTTCTCTCCGCCGCCTAGCCCGGAAGAAGTGCTTCTTTAGCACAATTTTGTAAATTTCTGGTTCTGTCTTCTCGAGCTCCTCGAGCAGGGAGTCGAGCAGCGGTTCCAACGTGTGTTCCGTCTTGTAGAAATGTGACGTTTTTTCGTAGCTTTTCTTCTCCGGGCCCCAGACGTCCCAGCGGCCTGGCGTATTTCTGTACGCCGTCGTAATCATCTCCCGGAATTTAGTGTCGATAGCTTCCTTGGTCCGGTCGGTAATAAATGGATTTTCTTCTTCTTTTACGGCCGGCTGCGGCATGCTGCGGCTGAATTTGAATCTATTAATAATTCGAAGAATAAAGCGAGAATCAAATGCCCACAGCACGAGAGCTACTCCGTAAACGATAAACAATATTGAATTAGTCATTGTCATTTTTTTCCTTTTTTTGATTGTTGTCGATGTCATCCTCTGGTGCCGACGGGAGCTTGTCCAAAAACCTAAGTGTTGCATCTTGAGATTTTTTTAATTTCTCGAGATACTGGGCCCACGGGGAGACCGGTTCTTTTTTCTCTTTTTTTTCCTCTTCCATCAGCTGGTGTTCTTCTGCCTGCATGGCTAGAAAATCTTCGTGCAGCTGCATTGCCTTATCGCGCTCTGGTCCGTCTTCCGGTAACCCATCTTGATTAAATTTAGCCATCTTTTCCACCACCGTCAAAGCTCAAAAGAGTTAACCTCTCCAGCATACCCGGTTTGCCGTCGAGCGCCTCATCGAGGGCCTGCAGCAGCTTGCGCCGCCACTTCGACTTTTTCCCACCATTAAGCAAACGCGATATCAATCGCGCGGACGCCATGTCAGGGACCGTTATGTTTCTCCAATTTAACGGGCAGTCTTTGAAATTTATTGCTTTTAATTCATGACCCAGTCTTTGTTCCAGGCACCCGATGCACAACATGCCGCCGCGCGGTTTCATCCCAGAGCGTCTCCAGCACGCGTCGCTTACCATGTAGTACTCCTTTAGCTCCCATATATCGACACCGCAGTCGCGGCACGGAATTGGTTCTAGTTCTTCTGTCTCACTGATTGTCATAATATTCCTCGATTGCTGCCTCTATGGCTTCTTCATCTCCGTCAAACAACTCATACAGGGAGTCGTCAGTCGACTGGCTGCCCCAGTTTTCGTATTCAATTCTCGCGGCGTTTTTGCGCGCTTGCTTCTTGTTTGCTCTGCGCTTGCCAGCTTGATATATAAGAATTGAGCTCAGCAATCCCATTGTTCCACCACCGTCAATCCTTTTTGTTTAGTACTAGTCGGACAGCTGTAAACCAAACCATCCTCTTTCAACCATCATTCCTATCGCCGAGTAACCCACAATGTCAACATAGGTATCCTCAATTGTTTCGTTTTGTGGCACACCTCCCCTGGCCAGCAAATTGTGCAATCTTGCAATTTTGTCGTGCACACGTACCAGAAGGCCCAATCTTCCAAATCTTGCGATATTTTCATGACCGTAGTCGTGCTGTTTCTTGCATAGTGTCGCTAGCACATGTGCTGCCAAATCTTCCATTTTTTTAGATTTTTCTACTGACCCGGAGAACTCCGGATACGGGTAACCAGATGCAAAATTCTTAAATTTTCCAGTTAATTCTTTGCCGGCTGCCGTCCCAGTACCAGAGAAAAAAGCTAAATTTTTGAATCCCGCAGCGGCTGCGATGGCACCCAGAATCCGCCATTCTTCTGCCCAATACATAGGGTCAGAGTCAAAACACTGGGAGTTCGCATACATTCCTTCGAATTGAATCTTTATTAATTCTTCTGAAAACGCGCTTTCGGTTGAGTATCGAAGGGTCGCATCTACTTTTTCAAATATTTCAATTGTGGCTGCGGCAGCTGCGGCCTCCCAGGTAAGGGGGCCCATTGGCTCTTGGTTACCTATTGCAGTTATAGACATTGTTCTTCCACCACCGTCATGATTTTAGTAAATCTTCCCACTGCTCTGGTGGGTTTTCTTTGAGCTTCATCATAACCGCCTCAGACATCAATTCCAACTCATGAACCCACAAATCGCTCGACGAATCATTTCTGTCGTCATCAAGCCCCGTTATTATTTCTATGCCGTCGCAGCCTTTTATCTTTTTGCGTATTTCACTTTGTGAGAATGCGGCAATGATGTGATTGGGGTGAGCTCCTCGCATGAGCACTGGTCCCTCTTCTTCGCCGAGCGCCTCATCTGGAACATGTATTCCCGTTATGGCCCGTTCATTATCAATAAAAAGGAAAATTATGTTATGCCACGCGTTTTGAATCTCTTCTATCTGGGTCATCACTTCATCGGCGAGTTCTGGACTTAATTTGCGTCGCAACTCCTCCCCAAATTTACGTGCTCCAGATTTAATATCTTCTTCGTCAAATTCTTTCCATGGCTCTTCGGCGTGCATCAAATCTCCAATTGTTTAACTTCAGTATCACCAACAATAGCCAGAGTTATGTTCGCCATTACGTCCTGATTGGGGTACCACTCTTCGTAGTTGCCACGGTTACAGTAAAAGAAATCAGTAGCCATAGTCTCAACCACCTCCTCAGGGTCAACATCATCAGGTACTGTCAGCCGAAGATAGATAGTTTTCATATTGTCGACACTAATCGACTTATTCGATTAAAGCAACATCAAATAAAAATAACCTCGAGTTAAAACGCGTTTGGCTTCCATCTCGTCGAGTTTGTAGAAAAATTTCTCGTTTTTTTACTCAAAACCGATGTCGGCCAGGCGTTTTTTTCCTTCCGTCGGCAGCGCCGTGGAAGACGTCCCCGTACGACGTTAAAAAAAATCTCTTTTTTTTGCTACTTTCCATACGGGGAAATGGTGAAAACTACTTGACGCCCCAGCGAACATATGTTCGTCTAGTGTTCTCATCCATGGACAACAACACCAAATTCAACACATACATTAATGCTCTTTTTCAATACGTAACGCGGGA